TGGGGAGCAATTAAAAAGATATTTAGATACTTTAGATTTTCAAACGGCTGGTATTAGAAAACAATACGATGAAGTTGGAAAAGTATTACGTTCTCAAGCTCCAGATAGACTTCCTTTTTTAAAAGAGGGTGCAGAAGATATATTAGCTAAAGCTGATATTAAAATTGATGAAACAGTTTTTCAAAGTAAAGAACAAGTAAGAAACATGTTGCAAAGAGAATTTATTAGAAACATTGTAAAAAATATTAATAAAACTGGCAATATGAATTACACTAAATTAGCCAACACCATTGACAGTTATGGTACAACTGCTGATGAATTATTTGGTGGTTCTGGAGCAAAAAAAGATTTTTTAACAACATTAAGAGAAACAGACAATTTATTAAATGTTGGTACGTTAGATGAATTTGAAAAAATTATTACTGAAAAAAATTCTGCTAAAGGAATAGCAGACGCTTTAAAAGATAAAATAATTGCACAAACAAACTTACAAGACATTGAAAAATTAGAAGTATTTAAAAGAATACAACAAGGCACAGTAGATCCAGAAGAAATTGTTGCTAAAATATTTAAACCTGCTGGCTCTGAAGATATAGCTAGAGTAAAACAATTATTGGGTCCAGAATCTGTTGAATTTAAACAATTCCAACAAAGTGCAATGCGTGGCATATTAGACAATGTGGTTAATCCTGGTGAAGATGCCATTACAAAATTATTTAATGAAAACGGTTTTGTTAAATCTTTAGACAAATATGGTTCTGAAGTTTTAAAAGAAACATTTGGAGATGAACAAGCCAAGCTTTTATTAAAGGCAAAAGACACTTTAAAGTTTTCAATAGCTGGAGAAAAAGCTGCTGGAGGTGGTACTTTAGCGACACAAGGACTTTTGATGAGATTTATATTTGCTCCATTACAAGCAGTAGGAGTTTTTACCCCATTAAGAGTTATAGCTTGGGCAATGGGTAGACCTAATTTTTTAAAATGGTTAGCTGGAGAAACCACTAATAAAGAGTTTGTTAAACAAATTCCTTCTTTGATTGATTCTTATGGAATAGCATTTCCAGCAGCTAAAGTTGCAGCAAGTCAGTTAGGTGTTAGAGAGTTATCTGAAGGATATGAAGAAGGACAAAGATTTTTAGAAACAGATGGCATTGATCCTAGAGCGCCTTTAAGTAGCGGTGGAAATTTATTGCAAAATACACAAACTTCTAATCTAAACTTAAACATCCCTGACGTACAGCCAATTGCAAGTGTACCTACCCAAGCTCCTATCAGCAGAAGTTTATTAGGTGGTTCAATTGCGAATGAAGATATAGCTGCCAGAATGAATGTTAATCGAGGCGGCTTAGTTTCCAAGAGAAGTGCAATAGACCAAGAAATAGCTGAGTTAATGGCACGCGTTTAATCATCAAAGAAGTTAGGATCAATGGCTACAATTCTCTTCATAGGCCGTCCAGTGGCTTTAACCCGAACATCCTTTTCTTGAATCTCACCCGCATTCATTAAACGATTAATAATCTCTTTAACTTCAAACGATTTCATTGACCTAAATATCTCACGCCTATCAATATCTCTACGACTAATACCAATCTCACCTTGCGTTCTGATAAAACTAAGCACTTGTTTGATACGGCTTTCCATTTCAGAACCCGCCACTTTGTCTTCACAAGTCTCAACCATTATTTGATCGTAGTAATAAATATATTGAATCGCCCATTGAGTTATGTCGCCTGTAATTACTTTAGAGTATGGATCGTCAGCCATTTGACATATCAAAGCCAACCGCATTGCTTTTTCTCGCGTCCTTGAAAGCAATACTTCCAAGCCGTCTTTTTCTAATTTGTTTTGTTGTGCTACAAGTTCATGAGCTAGTGTGTTTAGTAATTCTTTTGAACTATCATCAAATTTTATAATTCGTTGTTTGAAATCTATCTCCGAGCTATCTCTAGCTAACTGCTCCATTTCGTTTTTGGTTTCTCGTACTTTACGCACCCACTCACATATCTTATGGCTTGGCTCAACAAATGGCACCATTCGTCCTACTGTTCTTGGTAACTTTGATTCTACAACGATAAAACGGTTTAAGAAGCCATCTACAATGCGGCCCGTTGATAAAGCACCATAAAAGTTTCTAGGCACTGACATGCCAACAAGCGTTATACCTGGCTTTATCGTAGAGCGATCTAGAGCCTCTTGTTGCTGTTTTCCAGTCAATGTCATTAAAGAGTAGTTATCAGGTCTAATCGTACCGTGACAGCGACCCCACGCTTCCATAAGCACTTGCAAAGCGTCTTCCTTGTTAGAGTTGGATGCCTTGGCAATACTTTCTAAGCGTTTACCAAATTCATCCATTACGGTTATGTGGGTTGGTTTATGTCTAAGTAGACTGTAGACCGCGCCAGACGAGGTATAACCATCACCCGCCATAATATCAGCATGGCCAGAACAATCTAGGATTGATTCAATGGTGGTTTTAACATTCTCTTTACCCTGACCTGACTTGGCTATGCACATAAAATACATAGATGAAAAGTTATTCATATCGGTACGATACATTCTGCCTAATGCCACTGAGCCTAATGCTAATGCACTCTGCATAGATAATGAGGGCTGCTGTATCTGAGCAATAGATTCTGAATACTCAAATATATCTTTGATAATACCTGGTGGCTTGAAGAGGCTATCAGGTTTTTTCACGCTAAATTTATTTTTTATAAATGCAGGGGCTTGTTGGTTTTTACGTTCATGAGTCTTTAGTATTGAATTAACGGTAGTAGATATTTCTGTTCTTGATAATGGTGGTTTGTTTTGTTGATTCCATGATTGCACAAAGAACTCGACCATTTCGATATTAACACCTTTAGCAATCAAATTACCCGCCAATCTAGCTGCATTGTCATTACGACTGCCTGCCATCACCCCTTCCATTGAGAAAGGAGTAGCTATTGGTTTACCGTTTAATTTTTCAGCGCCTGTTACTTGTACCCAGTTTTCTTTTGTAAAGTCAGGTAGGTCGCTAGTATCATGCCAATCCCAATCTAGAATAAATTTAGGTTCATAGATAGCACCTGTGGCATGAATATTGTACGGTGCAATAATTAAACCGCCTACCCCTCTTATATCAATAAGTTTGGCGGGATCGCTAATTTGTGTGCGCCTAGCTACATAAGTCGTATATTGCTCTGGATTATTGTAGTAATAGTGCATCCCTTTGCCAGTGATAACTTTACACGGTGTGTTGGGCAGATTTTCTTCAGCCCAAATACACGCTTCTGGCGTATCGGCATCAACAACAATAAATTTTCCGCAGATCAAAGCCACAACTAAATCATCACGGCCTTTAAACCATCGGGTAATATCTTCCGTAGTCGGTTGTCGCTCTTTGTATTGCTGCCAACTGCCTAAATGTTTAGGCGGTACTTTATTGTGTCTTAATAAAGGTACAGGTGAATAACCCTCTTCGGCATAGGCAAGAGCAAGCTCCAACGCAGAATTCTGCGAAGTGGCTTTTATATTTAACACTAAATTTTCTTGTCTTCAACAGATTCGTCTATAGGACCATAAATAGATTCAAAATCTAACTTGCCACCTGTTTTCTTAATAATAACTTTTGCTTGTTCAATTGAAGGTTGACGCATACCATAACGCCATGATTTTGCAGTCGCTGCTTTGCAACCAAATAATTCGGCTGCTGCTTCTGTACCGATAAATTCAATATATTTTTTAAGGGTATATTGTTCCACTTCTCGCTCCTTATATTCTGGTTCAAGACCAGATGCATGTAATGTGTTAAGCTTTTTTTTACCAAGCTCAACCTGTCTAAAATAAAAATTAATTTCCCACTGTTTGCGTTTTGCTTTGTTCATGCTACAATATGCCTTAGATCAATGAAAACCAAGTGTAACATATTTTTTTTGATTTAAAAGAACTTTTTATAAACATAGGAGAAAGTAGTGAACGATTCCATATTAAGTAGAATCAAAACTCCAAACGAACTTGTGCAGCAACAAGGTGCTAAATTGTTGATCTACGGTGCGTCTGGAGCAGGTAAGACAACCTCGCTCAAAACTGCACCAGGAAAAACATTAGTGGTCAGTATGGAGAGTGGTCTATTATCTATCAAGGACGCTGAACACCTTACAGCTATTGAGGTTAAGAAAGCAAGCGAGATTGAAGAAATAGCTACCATGCTTGAAAATGGCACATTAGATTATGACACAGTATGCTTAGATAGTATTACCGAGATGTCAGAAATCTTGTTAGCCTCAGAAAAAGCTAAGACAAAAGATCCGCGCAGAGCTTACGGTGAAGTCATTGAAGTAATGATTAAAACCATGCGTAGATTTAGAGATTTACCCATCCATGTAGTCTTCATCGCAAAGGAACAAAGCATTCGTGATGAGGCGACAGGTACGTTCCATTATCAGCCGATGATGGTTGGTGCGAAATTGCCCACACAGATACCTTATTTCTTTGATGAAGTATTATGTATGCGTGTTTTCGATGATGAAGACAAAGATGGACGTAAAGTAATTACCCGATGGTTTCAAACTCGGATCGGTCAGGGATACACGGCTAAAGATAGAAGCGGAAAGTTAGATGAGTTTGTAGCACCTAACTTAACCAATATAATTAAACAACTAGGATTTGCATCTGGAGGTGCTAAATGAGTGATTTTGAAGGATTAAAAATAAACATGGAAGAAGTAGAACGCGGTTCAACGATTCCAGAGGGTGAGTACCCTTGCATTGTAAAAGTGTGTGAAAAAACACTTTCAGCAGCAGGTAACGAATATTTGAAAGTTGAAGTAGATGTTACTGGCGAAAAGTATGCAGGTTGGAAATTACGTTCAAACCTCAATCTTTGGTATCAACACGAGAATCAACGTAAGCAAGAAGAAATTCGTGGATACGCTAACAATGATTTCGCACAGTTATTAAAAGCGTGTGGGTTTGATAAAGCACCAATTAATGCAATGGAATTGCAAGGTAAAAGATTGATTTGTAAAGTGGGTATTGAACCAGAGCGTGATGACAGTGGCTATGGTGACAGCAATAAGATTCTCCGATATATTAAACCTGAGAATACTACTGCACCAAGACCCGCAGGTTTACCACCGAGTATGAGTGATGAATCTCCCGAAGAAAGTGATGTTGAGGAGCCAACCACAGCTACACCAAAACCTCCAACACTTTCTTAGACCACACGGCTTGCTAGGGGTCGGTAGAGTTTTTACTCCATTTAAACTCAACCTAGCATTTTTTTAGGAGCATATTATTAAAACTTCATCAGCTAAAGCCAAAGGCCGTAAACTCCAACAATGGATGAGAGATAAACTCATCGAACTATTGGATATACATCCAGAGAATGTTAAATCAACATCAATGGGTGCTGGTGGTGAAGATGTGATTATGTCTAAAGAAGCAAGAGATGCCTTTCCCTATTCTATTGAGTGTAAGTGCCAGGAGTCTTTGAACATCTGGAAGGCGTACGATCAGGCATCTGCAAACTGTGGTAAGCATGAGCC